GCCGCCCCCGGCGTGCACCGGGGTGGTGAGCACCGCATCGAGCGACGGCTTCGCCGCCGAGGGTTCGCCGGGCGCGGCGCCGACGCCGGGCAGCGCCGGCATCTCGGCGACGAGCTCGGCGAGGTCGTCGAGCTCGAGCTCGACGTTGTTGTGCTCGCGGATCTCGACGATGCGCTGGAAGCCGCCCTTGTGGTAGACGCTGCCGGCGACGCGGATCGGCTGGTGCGCCGAGCGGAAGTGGGTGTCGCCGCCCACCTTCAGCGCGATGTCGCCGCGCAGCCGGCAGAGCCGGGACAGGTCCGCGCCCTCGGCAGGCTCGGTCAGCTTCCACCAGAGGTGCAGCTTGAGCCCGCCCTCGGGCGTGCGGCCGCCGCTCTCGATGACGAGCGTCGGCCGGCCGAGATGCCGGACCAGGTGATCGAGCTTGGCGGCGATGTCGCCGGCGTCGAGATCGACGACGACCGCCTGCATCTGCAGCACGTCGGCCGACTTCGCCTGGCCGGGCTCGGCGACGGTGCCGGGGATGACATAGACCGCGGCGCCCTCGCGCCAGGCCCAGGTGGCGAAGGTGGCGAGCTTTTCCGGGGCGCTGGCGTCGGCCTCGATCCAGACGTTGTGCGGCTTGCCGTCCTTGCCCTGGCCCTTGTCGACGAAGCCCCGCACCGGGATCAGCCCGTCGCAGTAGCCGAACACCACGTCGAGGAAGGTTGCGATCTGGCCGGCGTCGGGCTCGATGCCGAAGGGATCGTCGGTGACGGGCGCATCGTTGAAGTCGCGCCACGGGTTGAAGTGGATGATGGTGTCGTCGGTCATGCGCGCAGGCTCCAGCAGCGCTCGGCCCAGGGGCAGAAGCGGCAGTCGAGGAAATCGCGGGTGGCGGCGACGCGCGGAAGCAGCTCGCCGGCGTCGGTTGCGCGCAGGAGGCGCACGGCGCGATCGGACATGCGCTGCGCGAGGTCCGCGTCGAACGGCACGAGCTCGTGGTGGAGCTCGGCGGTGTCCTTGTTGATCGCGGTGAAGAGCGCCGGCGCCGCAGCGATGCCGGGGACCGTCGCCTCCATGTAGGCTTGGTAGAGCGCGATCTGCGCGGCGTAGACCGGTTTGGCGACGGTCACACCCTTGGCGACGGTCTCACGCCAGTTCTTCGCGTTCATGGTCTTGCATTCCCAGAGCGCGGGAAGACGCAGCCCGAGCGCGGCCGGCGCCGTGGCGACGATGCCGTCGACGTGGCCGCGCACCCGGCCGCCGGCGACGGCGAAGCCGAACTGCCCGCCATCGGCCTTGCGGGTGTAGAGGTCGAGCCCGGCGGCGCGCAGCCAGCGGATCGCCAGGTCTTCGAGGGCGTGGCCGATGGCGAAGATGCGCAGGGTCTGGCCGGCGAAGTCGGCACCGTCGTCCTTCGGCGTCGCGGTGAACTCGAACTGCAGCGCCCGCTCGCAGGCGTGTCCGAGCCGCGATCCGCCGAGATAGTCCCGGGGCGGCGTGCCCGCGCGTTCCGCCTCGAGCGCGGCATCGACCAGGACATTGACGCGGTCGGCCATCGAAGGCCGATGGTTGAAGTCCAGCATCAGAACGGGATCTCCGCCTGTCGGGCGATCTCGGTCATCTCGGCGCGGAACGCCTCGACGGTGGTCACGATCAGCCGGTGCATGTCGTTTGCCGTGAGGGCCCCGAGTGGCCGGTCCCAGCCGATCCGCTCCAGCTCGGGCGCGAGCGCCCGCATCACCGCGGGCAGCGCCTGGGTTTCCTCTTCGGTGAAGTCGACCATGATCAGTCCTTTGCGTGCTTCGCGGGCGTAGAGCCCCTGGCAGGTCATCGAGCAGAACCAGCGCCGCGGACGCGGGCGGGTTCGGTCGTGCGGATCGAAGAAGCCGAACCCGGCGGCGGGACCGGTGCAGACCGCGCAGAAGCAAGTGTGCGGATGCCAGCGCCGCAGACGATCGGGGACGGGTGCAAGTCCTTCCGCCATGGGTCACGCCGCACGTCCCGGCAGCGGCGTCGCCTGGCCGACGAGCTGCCTGATCTCGCGCCGGTTGAAGCGGAAGGTGATGAGCGCCGAGGCATGGTAGCGGGTCAGGCCGTAGTCCTGCCGGCGTTCCGGGGGGAGGTACTGCAGCTGCTTCTCGGTCGCCGCCTGGTTCAGCCAGCCGCGGGTCTTGTAGGCGCTCTCGTCGGACTCGTGCGCGTTCAGCCAGTCGTCCGCCTGCGCGAGGCAGACCGGTCGCTCGCCGATCCCGAGGAGCCGCGGGCTCTCGCCCTTCGCCCCGCCCACCGCATGCCAGCGCCCGCCGAGGCAGAAGATGCCGCCCCAGGCGGAGAAGCCGTTCGCCATCAGCGCGGCGTCGTCGCCGAAGAGGTCGATCCATTCGAAGCTCGAGCGCTTCAGGAGGTCGATCTCCGTCATGATGAACCCGGCGATCGGCGCGGCGCCCTCGCGCACCAGGTCGGCGCCGCAGATCGGGCATTCGGTGCAGGCGAGCGGGATCTCCGCCTCGCATTCCGGGCAGGTCCGGGTCGGCGCCACGCCCTCCACGGGCTCGCGGCCGTCGAGATCGACGTCCTGCTCGAGCGTGCCGTGGGTCAGGCTCGAGGTGCCGAAGTCGAGCACGATGCAGTCGGTCTTCACGACGCCCGGGTGTTCGGCCGGATCGACGGTGCGGAGCCCGCGCCCGACCATCTGGATCATCGTGGACTTGGCCGAGCTCGGCCGCAGCAGCACGACGCAGGCGCTCGGCGGGTGGTCCCAGCCTTCGGTGAGGACGGCGACGTTGACGATCACCCGGACATCGCCCGCGGCATAAGCCGCGAGCACCCGCCGGCGAGTGTCGATGTCGAGATCGCCATGCACGACCGCCGCCGGCACCCCGGCCGCGTTGAACGCCGCACCGACGTTCTCGGCGTGGGCGACCGTGGAGCAGAACACCACCGTCGGACGGTCGGCGGCCTTCTCCTTCCAGTGCCGGATCACCTCGTCGGTGACCGGCGCGCGGTTCATGATCCGCGCCACCTCGGCCATGTCGTAGTCTGCGGCGAGCCTGCGCACCGTGCGCAGCTTCTCCTGGACGCCGACGTCGATGATGAAGGTGCGCGGCGGGACCAGGTGGCCGGAGGCGATCAGCTCGCCGAGGCGGACCTGATCGGCGACGTTGTCGAAGACCTCGCGCAGGCCCTTCCGGTCGCCGCGGTTCGGCGTGGCGGTGACGCCGAAGATGCGGCAGTCGGGATTGGCGTCGCGCGCCCGGTCGATGATGCGCCGGTAGCTGTCGGCGACGGCGTGGTGCGCCTCGTCGATCACAATGAGATCGAGCGCAGGCATCGCCGCGAGGCTCGCTGCGCGCGTCAGCGTCGGGACCATGGCGAAGGTGACCTGGCCTGCCCAGGACTTGCCCGCCGCGTCGACGACCGAGGTCGCGACCCCGGGATTCACCCGGGCGAACTTCGCGCGGTTCTGTTCGGTCAGCTCGTCGCGGTGCGCCAGAACGCAAGCCTTGGCGGCGCTGTCGCCGATCAGCTGCCCCGCGACGGCCGAAAGCATGATGCTCTTTCCCGCCCCGGTCGGAGCGACGCCGAGCGTGTTGCCGTGGGCGTGAAGCGCAGCAAGGCTGCGCTCCACGAAGATGCTCTGGCGCGGGCGAAGGCGCATCGACCTGCCTACTGTGCCCAGGCGGGACGGACCGGAGCGCCGGGGCCCGGCTGCGGTCGCGGCGCGGCCGGCGCGGTGTACGCGGCCGGTGCAGGGGCCGTCGCGACGCCGCCCATCAGCGGGGCGTAGTCGCGATGGTCCGGCGTCACCGCGCCCCGGATCTCGTTCTTGTCGTCGCCGTCGGTATCGGTGCCGATGTCGATGCGGGCGACTAACTCGAGCCCGTCGAGATCGGCGAAGCCGGTGATGCGCCGCGCCGCCTGCGCCTCCGGCGAGACGTCCTTGCCCGAGATGCCGCGCGCCGAGTTCAGCATGCCGCGGACGAGACTCCGGCCCTTGTTCGCCCAGTCCGGGCCCTTGGGGCTGTAGAGTCCGATCAGCGTGAAGACCTTGCGCCGCGCGTACGGGCCTTCCAGCACCGTGAACTCGCCGTTGAGGTAGACCGCGCCGCTCGACGCCCGTGTTGCGTAGCCGCCGGTCCAGCCCTGCGCCGGGTCGTCGAAGCCGCCCGGGCGGATGGTCAGGCGCACCTTGGCGAGCGTGCCCTTCGGGATGAGGTTGGCGTTGTCCGGCGCCGAGTTGAAGTCGTTCCAGAGTCCGGTCATGGGATGGCTCCTGTCAGTGGTCGTGGGAGGGATGGACGGACGCGTCCGAAGGCCCCGCCGGCGGTGCGGGGAGCGCGAGCGGCGTGTAGGTCAGGCGCAACGGCGCCGGCTGGACCGGTCCGTGCACCTTCTCCATCAGTCGGCCGAGGTGCGGCACCTCGATCATGTCGAGACGGCCCGAGCGGTCCTTGGCCGGAAAGCCCCAGGGGTTCAGGGTGTGGCAGACGAAGGCCCGGCCGGACTTGCCGCTCGCGTCCGGGATCTCCGCCATGGTGATCACCTGATCGACGATTCCGGGCAGCTCGAGCCCGGTCTTCGACCCGTCGATCTGCGGCGAGAACACCTTGCGATTGAAGTCGTCGAGCCGCTCGTCGAGGATCCCGACGAACCAGACGTTCTTCGCACGAGTGTGCTGGAGATGGGTGAGCCAGCCGATCATCTCGCGGCCGTGCAGCCCGTAGGCGCCGCGCACGTCGGGCTTGCCGGTCTTCTCGGAGGTGGCCTCGGGCTGACCCTTGCACCACTGGAAGCAGAGCCGACCGGCGACGGTGATCGAGTCGATGAAGATGGTGTCGTAGCGGTCGAGGACGGCGGGATCACCGAACTTGGCGCAGACCGCGTCGTAATGCGCCTGGCTGTAGGACTGGTCCTTGCGCAGCGCCGGGTTCGATCCGCCGATGAAGACGGCGAAGTCGCGGCACTCGGTCCAAGTGCGCGGGCGGATCGCGTCACCCTTCCAGCCCTCGATCGCGAGATCGCCCGCCTCGAGGTCGAAGAAGAGGGTTGTCGAGGCATTCAGGGTCCAGAGCAGGCTGGTCTTGCCGAGCCCCGAGCGCCCGAAGATGCAGCCCTTGATGCCCCGCGGCTCGGCCAGCCGCTGGTCGGCGGTAATGATGGGCAGCGTCATTCGCTGACCCCGACGGCGAGCAGCTGGATGGTGAGCTGGCCCGGCCGCACGGTGCGCGCCGGCTCGAAGCCCTCGCGGATCGCCCGCGGCCAGGCCGCGTAGTTGCGCTCGGCGACCTTGAAGCTCGTCTCGACGTACTCCGCGGGGTCATCGCCGGCGGCGCGGATGCGCGCGACCGTGTCGGCGAGCTTCGCCTGGTCCCAATCCACCCGCTTGGGAAGATCGGCGACCACGGTGATGTCGCCGTCGGCGAACCTGACCGTCCCGGTGTCCTTGCCGGCCTCGCGCCGCGCCTCGGCGGCCTGCGCGCCGTACTTCAGCGCCAGTGCGCCATCGAGCCAGGCCTTCGCGGCCTTCGCCTGCTTCAGCGCGGCCTCGTTCTCCTG